CCCGCCACCGCCTCCCAATCCCACGCCTGGGACCAATTCCTAAAAACCAAACCCCCAACCCTCCACGACAAATGAAACTCCTCGACCCCCTCCTCCACCAACTCAGCCAAAACTCCACCTGGCGCGGTATCATTTTGCTCGCCACCAGTTGCGGCGTCGCCCTCAGCCCCAGCCACCAAGAAGCCATCGTCGCCGCCGGACTCGCCCTCGTCGGCCTCATCAATGTCCTGAGAAAAGGCTAAAATGATCCTACGCTGGCTCAGTCGAATCTTAGGCGCGCCGTCGTCCCCGACGGCCCCTCAGCCCCCCGCCCCCAAGCCGCCCGCGCCGCCAGCCGCCGCCCCACTCCCCGTCACCGCCGTGACGCGCCTCTACCCCCAAACCAACCGCCGCACCCCCAATGTGAGCGTCGGCCGCACCATCCGCCCCACCCACATCGTCCTGCACCACACGAGCGGCGCCTACGCAGGCAGCGTCTCTTGGTGCATGGACCCCCGCAGCGCCGTCAGCTACCACTGCATCATTGCGAGGAACGGCAAACGCACCATCCTCGCCCCCCCCACCGCCCGCACCTGGCACGCCGGAGTCAGCAGCTGGCAAGGCCGCCGCGACTGCAACTCCTACTGCCTCGGCCTCGCCTGGGAAGGCGACACCTACCAGACCCCCTTGAGCGAAGACGCCATCTTGAGCGCCATCGAATACCTCCTCCCCCTGCTCGACAAATTCGACATCCCCCTCTCGCACATCCTCCGCCACGCCGACATCGCCCCCGCCCGCAAGAACGACTGCTCCCCCGAATCCCACCGCCAGCTCCTCGCCGCCCTCCAGCGCATCCTCAAATGAGCAAACCCAAGCCCCAGCGCCCACCCGACCGCGAAGCCATCATGCTCCAAGCCCGGCAACTCCTCGCCGAGCATTTCGACATCGGCCTCGCCATCGTCAGTTGGGAGCAAGACGGCGAGACATTCTACATGGATTTCAAATTCGGCAACGACTACGCCGCCCGCGCCCTCTGCCGCGAAGCCGACGAAATCCTCTGGCCCTACGAAGAAGAAGACGACGAAGAGGAAGAAGCCTAAACCCTATGAAAACATCCTGGTCCTCCATCGCCCGCGAGCAAGCCGCCACCGCCCACAAAAGCGAAGTGGACAGCCTCAAAGCCAAAATCCAGCAATACCAGCACACCGTCGCCGACCTCGAGCAGCAGCTCGGCATCGCCCTCTCCCTCGGCAAGACACGCATCCGCCCGCAGCCGCTCTCCGTCTCGATGAACGACAAGGCCGAAGCCGTCGCCATCGCACTGGCCAGCGATTGGCATGTCGAAGAAACCGTCGAATCCACCAGCGTCAACGGCCTCAACGAATACCGGCTCCCCATCGCCAAAACTCGCATCGAGAAATTTTTCGGCACCATCGCCCGCCTCACCGAGATCGAACGCCACGGAGCCAAAATCGACGACCTCATCCTCTGGCTCGGCGGCGACCTCATGACCGGCATGATCCACGAAGAACTCGCCGAATCGAACAGCAAAACCCCCACCCAAGTCATCCTCTGGCTCCAAGACCGGCTTGCCGACGGCCTCGCCACGCTCAAGCCCCACTTCAAGCGAATCCTCATCCCCACCAGCTACGGCAACCACGGCCGCACCACCGTCAAGCCCCGCCACGCCACCGGAGCCGCGCACTCCTACGAATGGCTCCTCTACAAAATCCTCGCAGGCCGCTTCCACGACGACCAGCAAATCGAATTCCAGATCGCCGATTCGTATTTCAATTTCATGACCGTCTTCGACCGCCGCCTGAGATTCCACCACGGCGACGGCCTCAAATTCCAAGGAGGCATCGGCGGCCTCACCATCCCCACCGAAAAAGCCATCGCCAGTTGGAACAAAAGCCCCAACCGCGCCGACCTCGACCTCTTCGGCCACTGGCACCAATACCAGCAAAACCGGCACTGGCTCTGCAACGGCAGCCTCATCGGCTACAACGCCTACGCCCTCTCCATCAAAGCCAGCTTCGAGCCCCCCACGCAAACCTACTTCCTCTTGGACAAGAAACGCGGCCGCACCATGACCGCCCCCATTTACCTATGACCTGGAAAGCCCTCGCCCGCCGCACCAACAGCCTCCCCGAAGGCTGGAGCACCACCGACGAAATCGCCACCGACCTCGATTGCGAACCTTCCGAAGTCCCCAAAATCCTCGCCGCCGCCATCCGCGACGGCCAAGTCGAAAAGCAAAACTTCCCCTGCTGGACCCCCGGCAGCCGCCAGCTCCTCTACCAAACCGGCTACCGCCAGCGCACCCCCGGCACCAAGCCCACTCCCGCCACCGCCAGCATTCCCGGCATCCCCGACGACCTCCTTCCGCGAGTCCGCGAGAAAATCGCCGCCCACCCGCACAAAACCGCCGGAGCCATCCGCGATTTATTTTCGACCAACAACCGCCGCCGCCTCAGCACCGCCGCCATCCGCAGCATTTTGGCGCGGTGATATTATAGAAGTAGATGCCCGACGACCAAACCATCATCGAAGGCGACGCCGGATTCCTCGGAATGGCCTCCCGCTTGAACCCGCTGCAACTCCAGCCGGGCATGGTCCAGTATGTCGAAAACATGCGACTCGACCGAGGCGTCGCCCAGACTCGCAAAGGCGCCAAGCGCCTCGGAGATGAAATTTCCTCGGGAGCGCAACCGCTCACTCTCCCTTTCGTTCTCGATAACAATGCGATCATTCGCACTTCGTATTCTGGCGGCATCCTGGCGTCGGGAGTTTTCTCGTCTCCGAATTATTTCGACTCGAACGAATACATTGTCCTTTGCGGGCCGACCTCGGCGTTCCTTTACCGGCAAGATGTTTCCTCGATTGAGGAAATCAGTTTCACCAATCCAGCCTCGTCGTCGGAAGAAATTCTGGAGCAGACGGATCAGGCGACCTGCATCCAGGCGTTCAATCGATTTTACCTACTTCGTGAAGCAGACACCTCGTTGCCGGGGTGGGGGTGGAAATCCACCACCTCCAGCGGCATCGGCGTTTCCGGCACCACCGCCACTGTCCATTGCACGGCTCACGGCTACTCCGCCGGTATGCGGGTTCGCATCGAGGAGGGAGATAACGCGGCATTTGCGGGCCATGAGTTTGATGTTGCCAACCCGGTTACGAACAATTCCTTTTCAATCTCCGTTCCGGTGGGCACTCCGGCGAGTGCTTATGCCGCCATCCGCCGGGTGAAGCCGCCGCTGTGGTGGGATGGCTCGAAAACCCATTTTCAAAAAGCGGAAGCCGGGATTCCCGAGGAACAGGCGAGTTTCAAGCGGATGCGTTCTGTCGGATGGGCCGCCTACATCAACAACCGGCTGTGGATTCCCGATGGGCGCGACACCGTAGCGATCTCGGATGTTCTCGATCCCGACCTCTACGATCCTTTTTTCCAAAGTTTCCGCGCCAACCAGGGGAGCAACGACTACCTGGTGGCAATCCACCCATGGGTGGAGGGGCAGGCCCTCGTTTTCATGCGGAACTCAATCTGGCTTGCCAATCTCACGGACTCGTTCAACGCCGCTGAAAACGAGTTTGTCGTCGATTCCGCCGTGTCTCGCGTGACACTTTTGACAGACGAAATCGGCTGCGTCGCCCGCAAGACGATTGTTACCGCCGGTCAATTCGTTTTTTTCCTGAGCGATTCGGGAGTTTACCGCCTCGATACCCAACTCGATCTCAAGCTCCGCGCCAACACCCAGCCCCTCTCCGACACGATCTCCGACCAGCTTGAGGAAATCAACAAAGCGCAAGCACACAAGGCGGCGGCAAAATGGTGGGCAAACCGCTACTACCTGGCCGTTCCCATCGGCGACTCGGCGATGAACAATAACGCCATCTTTATTTGGAACGCCCTCAACCAGCACTGGGAGAGCAAAGACCTCTACTCGGTGGCACTGGATGAGCTGATCGTCGCGGATTACAACAGCCAGCGCCGCCTGCACACGGCGGCTCGCAGTGGCACCCTCTTCCTCCTCGACGAACTCGATTACGGCGACGAGGTGCCATATGCAAATGCGGAGGGCCAATTCACTCCTGTTCCCGGCCTGCTGACCTCGCGGAGTTATTCCTTCGGCTCGTTAAATTCCAAAAGGCTCACCCGCTCCAAAGCCTCTGTGGTGCTGCCGCCAGACTCCTCATGTGAACTTCGCGCCCTCACCACGGACTACGACGCCGACTTCCAGATCGCCGCCCTCTCAAACACCACCTCCGAGGACGAAGACTATACTCTCAAAGCCCCGCTGCGCTGCAAAGCCGTCGCGCTGGATTTGGAATTTCTCACCACCACCGGCCGCCCGACCCTGCGGCAAATCACCGCCGAAGCCACCCGCTCCGCTTTCGATCCCACCCTCACCCGCACCCTCAACTAAACTATGGCTACCGTCACCAAAGGAAAAACATTCATCAACGGCGATCTCGTCACGCCCGCCGCCCTGCACCAGTTGGTCGATTCTGCCAGTGTCACCAATATAGCCAACGGCGACCTCGCCAGTGATGCGGCCATCGCCGACACGAAACTCGCCACCATCGCCACTCCTGGCAAAGTCGCCAATTCTGCCACCACGGCCACGCCGCTTTGGCAAAACAATGCGATTGTGGCTCGTGATGCCAGCGGCAATTTTGTGGCCAATACCATTTCCGCAAATCTGAGCGGAACGGCTACCAATGTCACTGGCACAGTGGCAGTCGCTAATGGCGGCACAGGCGGCACGACGGCAGCAGCAGCCCGCACGGGTCTCGGCCTGGGCAATTCCGCCACGCTCAATACCGGCACCACCTCTGGCACAGTAGCCGCCGGGGACCATACTCACGCCCAGCTCCACGACCGCTCCCACGCCATCACCTCGACCAGCGACCACACCGCAGGCAACTGGAGAGTTTTTCACAGCAATGGCAGCGGTCAGATTGTTGAATTGCCCCTCGGCACAGCAGGCCAAGTGCTCACCGCAAACGGCACCGCCGCTGCACCAAATTGGCAAACCCTCTCGGCCACCACCACCAATGCCAACAACCTCACCGGCGGCAGCGCGGGAACCATTCCATACCAATCCGCCGCAGGCACCACCGCCATGCTCTCCGCTGGCACCTCCGGCCAAGTGCTCCGATCCAATGGAGCCGCTGCCCCATCGTGGGACAGCTTTGGAACTTCGGGAAACACAGCCAACGCCGTCGTTCAACGAGACGGCTTTGGAAATTTTTCGGCTGGAACGATCACTGCCAACCTTACGGGGAATGTTACAGGCACGGCCAGCGGCAACGCCTCGGCAAGCCACACGCACGACGACCGATATTACACAGAGACAGAGATGAACACTCTACTGGCTGGCAAACAAGCGTCAGGAAGCTATGCGCCTGCCAGTGGCATCGCGCCGAGTGCCATTACAGGCACCGCAGTTATCACGACCGACTCCCGTCTCTCGGATGCGCGAACTCCGGCCTCCCATACTCACGGCAACATCAGCAACACGGGAACCATCGGCACTACCAGCGGAATGCCGATCATTACCGGCACCAGCGGGCTGCTCCAAGCTGGGTCCTTCGGAACCACAGCAGGCACCTTCTGCCAAGGCAATGACGCTCGACTTTCCGACACTCGCACACCAACTGACAACTCTGTGACCGCGGTAAAGCTCGCAGATGGTTCTGTCACTACGGCAAAGCTGGCAAACGGTTCCGTCACTACCGACAAGCTTTCCAATGCTCAACAAGTCGCTTCAGCTTGGTGCTCAGTGGACGGAGATATACCAGATATTGCCACATCGGGAACAACATTTACAAAAGTCTCTGACACTGTGGTCCGTGTGACAAAGACTGCCCATGGTTTGTTGACTGGCGATTGCGTTTGTTTTGATGCGTTGGCAAGCCCAAATAATTATCTCAACGGCACATGGATTGTTTCTGGCGTCACAGCAAACACATTTGATTTTACAATTTCCGGTGCAACTGTTCCAGCTTC